CAGTCCAACTTCCAACTGACGGCGACACCGCTGCCCGCCGCTCTGCCGCTGTTCGCTGGCGGGCTCGGTCTGATGGGGTGGCTGGCACGTCGTCGTAAGCAGCTTAAAGCATGACGTCTATTGATGCTGACGCGTCGGCGACCGACCGTCGCCGGCCGTCAATCAAGCGGTCCGCGCACGGGCGCAACCGCGCAAAGAGAGTCATCGATTTCATCCAGCATCTGACCATCCCGAGCGGGCACGGTCAGGGCAAGCCGTTCAAGCTCGACCCTTGGGAACGGCGATTCATCCGCGATGTCTACGAGCCACACCGTGGTCTGCGCCGCATTGTGCGCCGTGCGATCCTCTCGGTGGCGAGGAAGAACGGGAAGACAGCGCTAATTGCCGCCATCGCGCTCGCCCATTTGGCCGGGCCCGAGGCGATACCCAACGGAGAAATCTACAGTGCGGCGAACGATCGCGACCAGGCCGGCATTGTCTTCAAGTTTGCCAAGCAGCTCGTCGAACAGGACGCCGAGCTGCGCAGAAAAATCGACGTCATCCCCTCGACCAAGACAATGATTGGGCGCAGCACCGGATCGATTTATCGAGCGGTGTCGGCCGAGGCTGGAACGAAGCACGGCTATCTTCCGTCGGTCGTGATCTACGACGAGCTGGCGCAGGCGAAAAGCCGCGATCTGTACGACGTCCTCGATACCAGTTTCGGCGCGCGCGACGAGCCGTTGTTCATCGTGATCAGCACGCAGTCGAATGACCCGGAGCATATTCTCTCGAAGTTGATCGATGACGGGCTGTCGGGCATCGACTCGAGCATTGTTTGTCATCTCTACGCCGCCGACGAGGGCTGCGATCTGGACGATGAAGCACAATGGGCGAAGGCCAATCCCGCGCTCGGCACGTTTCGCGACCGCGAGGATTTGGTAAGCGCGATAAAAAAGGCCAAGAGACTTCCGGCGGAAGAACCTAAGACACGCAATTTGTTCCTCAACCAACGAGTCTCACCAATCTCGACGCTGATCAGTCGCGTCATGTGGCAAGAATGCGCAGGCCCGGCAAAATTGATCGACGGCGAGGAAGTCTACGGCGCCCTCGACCTTTCGAGCGTTGACGATCTCACCGCCCTGATTGTTGGATCGGTGACCGATCCGTGTCGGGTCCAGGCGTTCTTTTGGAAACCGATCGAGTGGCTGGCGGAACATTCCGCGCGCGACTTCGGCAGCGGCAGTCACCGATACGAAGAGTGGGTTTCAAGCGGCCATCTGCGGACGACGCCCGGCAGGAGCATCGACCACGAGGTGATCGCGGTGTTCCTGGCCGAGCTGGCGACCAGGTTTCAGGTGCGCGGTCTTGCTTACGACCGCTGGCGAATGCAGAACCTGCTGCGCGAATTCGATCGCATCGGACTGCAGGCCCATGAGGATGCGACCCAGGCGCCGGATGATTTGCATCGTCTTGTGAACCGCGCGCCGAAGGGCGACGGGCTGCGCATCGTCCCTTGGGGGCAAGGGTTTCGGGACATGGGGCCCGCCGTTGATGCGTTGATGAAGGCGCTCGACGAAAAAAAGCTGCAGCATCCAAATAATCCCTGCCTGAATTGGAACGTCGCCAACGCGGTCGCGGTCATGGATCCGGCCGGCTTTCGAAAGATCGACAAGAGCAAGGCTAGGTTCCGCATCGATGGCGCCGTTGCGCTGGCCATGCTGATGGGAATTCGAGCGCGCGACCGCATCACGAAGCCAATCGACATCGATGCTTTGATAGGTTAGGACCGCCATGAACATCGTCATTTCGTCTGGTCACGGCTTGAAGGTACGCGGCGCCAGCGGCATCATTGATGAGGTCGACGAGGCGCGACGGGTGGTCGACCATGTCGCCAGCGAGCTGGCGCAGTACGGCATCAAGGCGATCACCTATCACGACGATGTCTCGACCAGTCAGAACGAGAATCTCAACCGCATTGTCGATTTTCACAACAGCAAGAGTCGCGACCTCGATGTCAGCGTTCACTTTAACGCCTATGAACAGGTCGAGCACCCGATGGGTTGCGAGATTCTATATGTGACGCAGCAGACGCTGGCGGCCAGACTGTCGGCGGCCATCGCCAAGTCCGGCTTTATCGACCGTGGCGCCAAGAAACGTACCGACTTGTTCTTTCTCAACAACACCGAGATGCCTGCGGTGCTACTCGAGGTCTGCTTCGTTGATAGCGAGGCCGATTGCGACATTTACGGCTCGTGCTTCGATGAGATTTGCGGCAGCATCGCCGACACCTTGGCAGGGGAGACAACATCGCCGCCGGTTGACAGCGAGGCGTTATTGATGGCCACCGGGTCATGCTCGCATTTCGGCGGCCCAGATGACACCGGCGTCGCGCCCGATGAAGGGCTCGCGTTCATCCAACGCATTGACGATGCGCCGCATCTGTTCCTGCCATACCAGCCGCAAGGCACTACCGGCCTGGCGCGACGGCTCAACCCGTTCGTGCATTACATCGCCTGCCGCTGGGATTACGAGGTGACATCGCGCGAGATGTTGTTGAAAAAGCTGGCGCAGGTTACCGCGTCGAAGACCGGCGTCACGCTGAAATGCTTCCCGGCCGATTGGGGCCCACACCACTCGACGGACCGGGTCGCCGATCTGTCGCCGTCGCTGATGGCCGATCTCGGCATCACGACCGACGATGAGATCGAGGTGGTGTTTCCGGCATGATGAACTGGCACTTCGTTCCGTGAACTCGGGCTGGCTCTGGATCGTCGTCGGCGTTGTTGTCTTGATCCTACTATTCGTGGCGATCTCGAATGGGATGAACGATTAGGATGAGCCAGCTTGTTGCTCTGACGCTGGTCCTGCTCACCGGCCCTGGCGGCCAGATCATAGAGATCAATCCCGAGGAAGTGGTGTCGATTCGTTCACCCCGCTCGGTCGATCACATGCCTCCGTCGGTGCATTGCATCGTGTTCACCACCGACAGCAAGTTCATCGGCGTGGAGGAACGCTGCTCGGAAGTGGACAAGAAGCTAAAGCAACCAGACAAACTCAAATGATGGGGAGTGGAGCCATGCAGAATATCGGCTTGATCTTGCTGGTCTTCGCGTTTGTCGTCGCCTGCATCGCGACCCGCATCCAAACAATCGGAGTCTGGCATCTCGGCTGGGTCGCGCTGGCGCTATGGATCGCGAGCGAGCTTATCGGCGGCGTCGTTCGCATCGTGCATTGAGCTAAAAGTGTCGTAGAAGCCCGCTACAAGGAAGCGTTTAACCTCAAAAGGAGAAAAGCAAATGCCTCAAACCTATCTTGTTGTCGTAGAACCGATTCAGCCCGGCGCGCCGCCGCCCGCGGTCATGCCGCCGATCTACTACCCGCCGCCGGGTGTTGGTGGTGGCCCGGTCTACCCGCCGGGTGTGTGGCCGCCACCTGGACACGTTGGCGGCGGGCCGGTTTACCCGGGTCACCCCGGCGGCGGTCCCATTTATCCGGGACACCCTGGCGGTGGACCGATCTATCCGGGTCATCCTGGTGGTGGACCGATCTACCCCGGTCACCCCGGCGGTGGGCCGATCTACCCGGGTTATCCCGGTGGTGGTCCGGTGTATCCGCCAATGTATCCCGGCGGTGGTCCGATGCCTCCGTATCCGCCGATGTATCCTGGCTCGCCGCCTGATCGACCTGATCAGGGCCCGCCTGTTCATGTAGGTGGCGGTCCAATGCCACCGGAGGGCAGCACCAAGCCGCCGGTCTGGTTCCCTGGAATTCCTCCGGGCTGGTATCCGCCCGGTTTCTTCCCAGGCAGTCCGCCTGATCGCCCGCATCCGCCAACGGATCCGGACAAGCCGCCGGTGGGCGGGAAGCCTCCGGGAGAAGGCGAGCACCCGCAGCCGGTGTGAAACAAACAAAAACGCCCCGGCTATGAAAGCCGGGGCATCATTCGACAAGGAGAGAGAACATGGCGCTAGAAATTCTCAACGGCCCGTTCATCCAGGCCGGCGAGTCGCTGTCGGATGCGCTCGACTGCACGGACGGCACGATTGTCCGCATCACGATGCCCTCACAATGGACGCCAGCCAATCTGACGTTTGCAATTTCGTCGGACGGCACCGGATTCAACGATCTTGTGGATAGGCACGGCGACGACATCATGGTCGTGGTCAGGCCCGGATCGGCGCTTGTCGTCTCGCAGTATGGTGACTTTCTCAAAGCCATCGCATTCATCAAGGTGCGATCCGGCACGGCTGCACATCCCATTGTGCAGACAGAGCGGCGCCAATTCGCCGTTGCCATCGAGCCGCCGGTCGCGATCTGATCCAGGGAGAGTAATCATGAACGCGCTGGTCGAACCGTTGCGCGCGCGCGCCGAGGCGCAGCGCGAGGCTCGCGAGCCGCCGGCGCCGGGCGGCAATCTCTTCGTTCGCCTGCTGACGACGCTGGCGATCGCGCGCGCGACGCATCGGCCGCCAAACCAGATCGCCGCCTGGCTCTGGCCGACCGACAAGACCATTGCCGGAATGCTGACGCGCGCCGCCACGGCGCCGGCGATGACCACCGTAGCGGGCTGGGCCGCCGAGCTCGCCCACAGAATCGTCAAAGATGGATTGATCGGCCTGGGCCCATCCGCCGCCGGCGCGCAGCTGCTGCTGCAATCTTTGGTGCTGATCTTCGACGGCTACGGGCTGATCAGCGCGCCCGGCTTCGTGGCCGGCGCCGCCAATGCGGGCTTCGTCGCTGAAGGCGCGCCAATCCCGGTGCGCCAGCTCGCGGCGACGGCGGCGCTGCTGCAGCCCTACAAGTTGGCGGCGATCGGCGTCCTGACCCGCGAAATGATCGAGTCCTCGAATGCCGAATTCCTCGTCGGCGACGTGCTGATGCGATCGGCGGCGGCGGCACTGGACGTCGCGCTGTTTGGCAACGCTGCGGCCACGCCAGCGGCGCCGGCCGGATTGCGTAATGGCGTCACCGCCTCGACGCCGAGCGCGTCGACCGATGCGTTCCAGGCGTTCTTCGACGACGTCGCGAGCTTGATCAATTCGGTGTCGGCGGTCGCCGGCAATGGGCCGTTTGTGTTGATCGGCTCGCCGGGACGCGTCGCCGCGATGCAGATGAGGTTCGTGCTGCAGCCCGGAAACATAATCGCGCTGGCGAGCACCGCGGTTGGCAACGATCTGATGTGCGTCGCGCCGGAGGCGCTGGTCGCGGCGCTCAGTCCGATGCCGGACGTCGAGGCGGCCACGGCGGGCGAGCTGCATATGAACGACACGCCGCTGCCGATCGTCAACGGTGGGGCGCCGGCCGCTCCCGCGCGCAGTTTGTTCCAGACCGAAACCATCGCATTGAAAATGAAATGGCCGGTGACCTGGGCGCTGCGCGACCCGCGCGCCGTTGCATGGCTGACGCCTGCCTGGAAATGAAACTCGCCTCATACACCGACGATCTGCCGACCGACGCCATCATCGCGCTCGAGGAGACCGAGCACGGCTGGCGCGGCCTGACGGCCCAAGGCGAGCTGCTCAACGTGCGCAGCCGCAACGGCCACAAGGCGGCGATGCCTGATGGCGATGTCCTGCAGGTGCAGGGCGACAAGGCTGTCAGCCGGCGTCCGATCCTAGCCGTGGGCGACAATCGGGGGGAGGTTAGCATCGACGAATACGTGGCTCATTTCGAGCGCGGGCGCGCTTTCGCCCGCGAGAACCGCAATGCCGAGGCACTGGTCGAGTTTGACGCGGCGATCCGAATCGCGCCGACGTTGTTTGCCCGCTTCAACCGCTCGCTTGTCCTGCTGGCGCTCGGCCGCTGGCGCGAAGGGTTCTCCGAATATCGGCAATGCGAGCGGCAGCCGCCGTTCACGCGCCCAGCCGTGACCGAGGCGCTGGCGACGGGCTTCAGACTCTGGGACGGGCAGGACATTGCCGGCAAGCGGTTGCTGCTGCTGCACGCGCACGGCTTCGGCGACACGATTATGACGTTGCGCTACGTGCCGACGCTGATGGCGATCGGCGCTGACGTGCTGCTCAAGGTGCCGGACGAGCTGCGGGCGCTTGCCGAGCAAATCGCGCCGGTCACCAGCGGGCTGGCGGTGTCGGCCGATTTCGTCCTTCCGATCCTGCACGTCCTCGATATGCTTTCGGTCATGCCGGCGAGCGTCGGCGGTCACGATGCCTATCTGCGCGTCGACCCGGCGGCGATAGAGCGCTGGCGCGCCCAGCTCGGGCCCGGTCCACACATCGGCATCGCCTGGCTGTCCAGCACGGTGCGCCCCGGCGACTACCCGCGCGATATCCCAATCGAGCGCCTGGTCGCCGCGCTCGGCGGCGGCGATGCAAATTTGCATAGCGTGCAGAAGCACGGCGATATCGATGCGGCAGCTGTCGGCGTGCGCGTCCATCAGATCGGCGACTTCGCCGACTGCGCCGCCATGATGATGGCGATGGATCGGATCGTCAGCGTCGATACGGCGGCGGTGCATCTGGCCGGCGCCATTGGCCATCCGCACGTCGAGCTGCTGCTCGGTCATTGGGCCAGCTGGCGCTGGCTCGCGCAATGGTATCCGAACATCAAGCTGCGCCGGCAAACGGCGGCGGATGACTGGGACAGCGCGCTCGCGCAACTCGACGCCGTCTAAAAGACCAATCAATCAAAGTCGGAGGTTCCCATGCCTATCAGCCCAGGCAAGGATGAAACGCAATCTGATTGGATGGGACGTTGCGTGCCCGAAATGATGGGCGAGAGCGGCGGCACAAAGCGACCGCATGATCAAGCCGTCGCCGCTTGTCAAACTATGTGGGCCGACGCGCACAAGCAATTCGACGACGACGACGACAACGTCGATGTGCCCGATCCCGAGGATGACGAGAGTCAAGATGACTTCATGGATCGCTGCACGGATGAACTCAGCGACGTCGATGACGATAAGGCCGAGGAGCTTTGCCAGCTCGCCTGGGATTCGCGCGGCGCCGGCAAGATGCGGCGCAAGACCCATGCCGAGGAAGTCCAGGGCCTCGAGTTCATCCTGTCCGACGAGTCGATCGACCGGATGGGCGACACGATTTCGGCTGACGGCTGGGACATCGAGTCGTTCAACAAGAACCCCATTGCCCTGTTCAATCACATGCCCAGTTTCCCGATCGGAAAATGGTCCAATCTCCGCGTTGAGAACAAGGGCCTGCGCGGCAAGCTGACGCTGGCGCCCAAAGGCACCTCCGATCGCATCGACGAAATCCGCAAGCTGATCGACGCCGGCATTCTTCGGGCCGTCAGCGTCGGCTTTCGCGATCTCGAAAGCGAACCGCTCGACAAGAAAAATCCATACGCCGGCCTGCGCTTCATCAGGCAGGAGCTGATCGAAACCTCGCTGGTTTCTGTCCCCGCCAACCCGAACGCGCTGGCGGTTGCCAAGTCGCTCAATCTCTCCCCGCAGACCCTCGACCTCGTTTTCGCCAAGCATGGCAACAGGAACAAGGTCAGGCACCGCGGGCTCAACGGCAAGCACGCCAGAACATCTCGGTCAGAAGGAAGCAGCGTCATGACGACGTTAGCTCAACGCATTATCGAAATGGAGGCGCAGCTTGTCGAAAAGCGCGACGCCTTGAAGGCCCACCTCGAGCACGTCAACGACGCCAACGTCAGCGACGCCGACCTCGATGCGACGCAGAAGTTCAACGCCGACATCAAGCAGCTGGAGCGCCAGCACACCGCGCTGGTCGATTCCGAGAAGGCGCTCGGCGGCACCATCGACAACGGCAACGGCAACGGCAGCCGCGCCCTGGTTATGGTCAACGAGAAGGCGCGCTCCAGCAGCTCGTTCATGCCGCCGGCGCGCAAGCCGGCGAAGAAGGAGCTCGACCCGCTCGACTATCTGATCCGCGCCGCGACGGTTGGCTACTTCGTCAAGACCACCGGGCGCCAGGCGGATGAGGTGCGGCGGAAGATCTACGGCGAGGATGAGGTGACGCAGGGAATGTGCGAGGTTGTCCTACGCGCCGCCTCCGCGCCGGCAATGACCACGGTGGTAGGATGGGCGGCAGAGCTGGTCCAACAAATCTACACTGATTTTATGCAGCTCCTCGTTCCCGACGCCATCCTGCCGAGACTTGCCGCCAAGGGGCTCACGCTGAATTTCGGCAACGCTGGCAGGATCATCATTCCCACCCGTTCGAGGACGCCAACAATCGCCGGCTCGTTTGTTGGTGAAGGCATGGCAATCCCGGTGCGCCAGGGCGCATTCACGTCGCAGACGCTCACTCCGAAAAAAGTGGCCGTGATCAGCGTCTGGACCCGCGAGATGAATGACCACTCGATTCCCGCGATCGAGGGTTTGTTGCGCGAGGCGATTCAGATCGACACCGCTGTTGCCATCGACAATGTGTTGATGGACGCGAACCCGGCGACCGTCATTCGGCCGCCCGGTTTGTTGAACGGCCTCACGGTGACGCCGCCGACCGCCGGCGGCGGCCTGCCGGCCTTGATTGGAGATATCAAGGTGCTGATCCAGGCGCTGGTGCTCGGAACCTATGGCAATATCCGGTCGCCGGCTTGGTTGATGAACCCGGGCGACGTCCTATCCGCATCGCTGGCGAGCGCGCCGAACACGGGTATTTTCCCGTTCCGCGACGAGATTAAGGGCGGGACGCTCAACACCGTTCCAATCATCGCCTCGGCGACCGTCACGCCGAAAACGATGATCCTGGTCGACGCCGCGGACTTTGTTGTTGTTGGTGGCGAAGCACCTCGGCTGGAGCTCTCGGACCAGGCGACCCTACATATGGAGGACACGACACCACTTGATCTTGTTGGTCCTGGATCGCCCGGTGTTGTTGCTGCTCCGCAGCGTTCGCTGTTCCAAACTGACAGCATCGCCCTAAGAATGGTCATGCCTCTCAATTGGGTTCAAAGACGCGCTGGAACGATCGCCTACACGACCGGCGTGACTTGGTCTTGATGATTGATTGGTGAGGCGGCGATCGAGACCGCTGATAGGGACTCATTGGCTGATTGGGCATCCAACCGCCGCCTCATCACAAGCGTACCGCAACCCCGCAACAGGAGCAACCCAATGGCAGACCAGCCACAACATGAGAACGAAGTAGCGAAGCGGCAGCTAGCCGAAGACCAAAAGGCCACCGAGAAGTCGCGGCAGGATTTTGTCGAGCGCACGAAGGGAAAGCCGACGCCGACCCAAGAGGAGAATGACCTTGCGGTTCTCGGCGCTCATTTTCACGAGCACGAACCGGACGGATCGGACCTCGATCCGAACGTGACCCTGAATAAGAAAAACCTTGAGCCCGAGTCGAAAAAGCCGGGCTCTCCTGCCGAGTACAAGACGCGGCAAGCGCAGCCGGCGACAACGCCGTCGAAGCCGACTTGACGGGCTGATACGTGAATGGGCGCTCTCGCTCTCGTTGCTGGCGCGTTGCGATCTGTTGCGCGCGCGGTCGAGGGCGCCCCTCGCCCGGGCCCTTATCAGCTGCCGATTTCCGGCGGCTGGCTGCCGGATGGTTCCTCGACGAATTTTTGGCAGTTAGGCCAGAACGTCCTGCCGTGGTCGACGCGGTCGGCCGTCGTCGAGGCCTGCGTGTCGGCGTATTCGCAGACGGTGGCCATGTGTTCTGGGGACCATTGGCGAACCGACTCCAAGGGCGGTCGCGAGCGCGTCAAGAATTCGGCCCTCGCGCGCATCCTGCGCTATCCGAATGACTATCAATCCATCTCCGATTTCATGCTCAACCTGACGCGTCAGCTTTACATGGACGGCAACGGATACTGCCTCTGCCTCCGCAATGACCGCTTCGAAATCTCCGAACTCCATTTGATGGATTCCTACATCTCGCGCCCGCAGCTCGCCTATAACGGCGAGGTCTTCTATCGGCTCGCCGGCAATCAGATCATCGAGCGCCGGCTGGAGGACGAGGCGCTGGTCGTGCCGCAACGCGACGTGCTTCATGTGCGGCTGCATGCCGATCGCAGCCGGCGCTTTCCGTTCCCGTTGTGGGGCCAATCCCCGTTGCTGGCGGCGCTCGGCGACGTCAGCGTCAGCGAAGCGATCAATCAGCAACAGCTTAGTTTCTATCTGAACCAAGCGCGCCCGAGCGCGGTCCTATCAACCGATCTTGTGCTCGATAAGGACCAGGTTCAGGCATTGACCGATCGCTGGGACGAGAAATCAAAGGGCCTCGCCGTCGGCAAAACCCCGATCCTGACTGCCGGGCTGAAAGTGCAGCCGTGGTCGGTTCACGGCAAGGATGCGCAGCTCGCCGAAGTCCTCAAGATCGCCGAGGAGCATATCGCGCTCGCCTTCCGCATCCCGATGCAGATCCTCGGCCTGCCGGTCCAGGGCGGCATGAATTCGACCGAAGCGCTGATGCAGTTCTGGATATCCACAGGGCTCGGCTTCGCGCTCAATCATGTCGAGGAAGCGTTCGGCTTCACGTTCGGTCTCAAGGGCTTGCCCGACGAATACGTCGAATTTGATACCAGCGTGCTCCTGCGCTCGGCGCAGAAGGAACGAATTGAAGCGCTCGCGCGCGGCGTCCAGGGCGGCATCTACGCGCCGAACGAGGCGCGCGCGCTGGAGGGACTGCCCAAAGCGAAATTCGGGGACGAGCCAAGGGTACAGCAGCAGGTGGTCCCCTTGTCGGCTGCCAGCGCCATTCCGCCAGCGCCAGGACCGCACGCGCCGCCGCCTGCGGCTCCCGCCAAGCCGCCCGAGCCGGAAGCGCCCAAGCCGCCCGAGCCGAAGGAGCCGCCGAAGGATTATTCCGATGCCGTCCAACGGGAACTCAGAAGACTTACCGCCGCCACCGGTCGAGCGCGAAGACGTTTTAATTGACGCTTGGCGCGAGGCGCTCGGCGGGGTTCTGGCCGAGCAGCAACGGCAAGGCGAGCGCACCGTCGAGCTGATCGAGGCGCACGCCCGGGCGGCGATCGCCGAGCTCCGCATCGATGGCGCGGCCTTGCGGCGCGAGCTGGAGGCGGCTGTCGTCGCTCGCTTGGCGTCCTTGCGCGATGGCGCCGAGGGCCGGCAAGGCGAGCGTGGCGAGGTCGGCCCGACGGGCGCTGTCGGCGAGAGCGGCCCGCCTGGTCCACCTGGTCCGGCCGGCAATATCGGCGAGCCAGGTCCGGCCGGGCTGTCCGGCCACCCCGGCGAGCGTGGTCCGGCGGGCGAGCCCGGTGAACGCGGGGAGCCCGGGCCGGTCGGTGAGCGCGGGGAGATAGGGCCAGACGGGCCACAGGGCGTCGCTGGTGAGCCCGGGGAGCCCGGGTCTGCTGGTCCAGCTGGACCGCAGGGCGCGCAAGGCGCGCAAGGTCTGATCGGTCCCGATGGCCCCGCCGGCGCTCGGGGCGAACCGGGCCCAGCTGGTCCCGCGGGCCCCGCGGGCGCCGGCGGGGAGATCGGGCCGGCAGGACCGCAGGGCCTCGAGGGCAAGCAGGGCCTCGAGGGTAAACCCGGCAAATTGCCGCTCGCGAGATCCTGGCTCGAGGGCGTCCACTACGAAGGCGAGGTCGTCACCCACCTTGGCGGGACGTATCAGGCTCGGCGCGACACCGGCCGCCCGCCCGGCGGCGACGACTGGATCGTCCTCGCAGCTCCGGGCCGGCCAGCGCGATCGCCCAAGCCGTGCGGCACATTCGACGCCGAGGCGACCTACTGCGAATTGGAAATTGTCGCTCTGAACGGCGGCAGTTTCATCGCCCTGAAGGACAATCCGGGCCCGTGCCCAGGGGAAGGCTGGCAGCTGCTGACTCGCCAAGGCCAGCGCGGTGTTGCTGGTCCGCGCGGCGAACGTGGCGAGCGCGGTGAGCGCGGCATCGCGCCGCTGCCGGCAAGGATCGCCGGCTGGAAAGTCGATCGCGAGAAGTACACGGCGATCCCCAAGATGTCGGACGGCACCGAAGGGCCTGCGCTGGAGCTGCGGGCGCTGTTCGAACAGTTCCAAGATGAGACCGGATGAGCGACCGAATTATCACCGTCCTGACGCCTGCGACCAACTTCGACCTCATGAGTCTGGACGAAGCGAAGACGCTCGCCGGCATTGCGCTGACCGACACGACCGACGATGCGCAAATGCAGATGTTCATCGACATAAATTCCGCGACGGTGATGCGACTCTGTAACCGCATCTTTGCCTATGAGGAAGTCCGCGAGGAATGGCGCGAGCTCAATGGCGGCTGCCGCCTCTTCCCGTCGCATTGGCCGATCAAGCAAGCCGACATCGAGTCCGTCGAGTCGCCGATCGGGACGGTGCTCGATCCCACGAGCTACGAGCTGGAAGAGGCTTCCGGCAAAATCGAATTGATCGATGCCACCAGCGGCCTCGCTTATCCGTGGATCGAGGCGGTCGCGGTCACCTATTGGGGCGGCTATGATCTTCCGACCGAGGCGCCGCCCCCGCTCAAGCGCGCGGTCGCCTTGCTCAATCTCCAATCAAAACTTCTCGCGTCGCTCGCGACCGTCGCCGGCATCCGGCAGATGGCGCATAAAGAGGCCCGCATATCTTTTCACGATCCAGCCCGAATTCTTGAGGCCGCGCTCGGCGCCGGCAGCAACAGTGCGATCCAATCATCGATCACGTCGCTGCTTTCCCATTACACCCGTTACGAAGTTTGATCGATGGGCATGGACTTTTCAGCCCTGATCTATGCGCCCAACTTTGATCAGTGGGCGCGGCCGATCACGTTCAATCCGGTCGCCTCGCAGGCTGGGCAGCCGGCGTTCGCGGCGCGCGGTATCTGGCATCAGGACACCCTCGACCTCGTGCTTGAGGACGGCTCGCTGTATCGCGACCAGCAAGATTCCATCGATATCCTCGAGGTCGAATTTCCGGTGTTGCCGCAGCAGCTCGACCGTGTCGTCATCCCGGCCGACAACAACATTCCGGCCGAAGGCGAATTCGAGGTGGTGAGCGTGACGCGCAACGGCGGCGGCGAGACTAACTTGGTGCTGCGGAAGTGGGTGCCCCCGGCGCTCCGCGGCGAGACCAATCTGGTGCTGCGCTGACCGTCGATCTGCAGACGGAGCTGCGGGCGACGCGCGGGATCACCGACACGCAGAGCTATGGGCAGGTTATCCGCGATACGTTGTTTGCGACTGTGGTTCAGCTGCCGTTCTTTGCCGGCTACATCGCGCGGCGATCGAAGCAGCTTCCGATTCAGCAACCGCTTTTGCCCTATCTCGGGGTCTACATAATCGACGAGCTGATGCCGCCGGACGGCGATCTGAATGCCGGCGACATTCGCTTCATCCATACCCTGCGCATCGGCTTTCAGGTCATCATCGAGAGCAACGATCCGGTGGCGGCCGAGCTGGAGCTCGATGCGGCGTTCTGGGCGATCATGAACGGGCTGTGGACCAATACCGGCCTGACCAACATGATCACCACGACCTTGCCGGACAATACCCGATTCGAGGGCGTCGAGCGCGGCACCCGCAGGCACGTTTGGGGCGTCATCGGGCGGGGCGAGACGCCGATCGGCGAGCTGGAATACATCGCGTCGATCCGGCTGCGCACCGAATGGTACCCGGGCGGCTTTCCCGATTTGCTGGAGATCAACGTGCAGACCGTGCCGCTGGCCGATGACGGCACTGTGCCGCCGGCGGCGCAAGTCCAGCGCATCATTTCCGATTACGAGTTCACGCCTTCCCGACTCGCCGGGTCAACGCGAGAGCAACCTGCACAAGGAGACTCCGATGGCCGATCAGACATTCGATCCAATCGAGGTACGCAAGAAGGCAATCGAGGCCCGCAAGGCGATGCTGGCGAGGCGGACGCCGAAGCGGGAGCGCGTCCGCATCAGCCCGGCAAATGACGACGTGCGCCGCCTATTGCGGCACCCGCACGCGGGCGGCTTTCCGGTGAGTGGTGGCGCGGCTGATTGGCCGCTCGATCGGTTCACGCGCCGCCGCCTGCTCGACAAATCGGTAACGGCCGCCAAGCCGGAAGAAGCCAAGCCGGAAACCAAGCCGCAATCGCCTGCCAAGCCGCCGCAGCAATCCACGCAATAATGGATTGCGTCGTCTATCAAACAAACATAGGAGGCTAATTTGCCAATTTCGTTTAACCAGATTCCTTCCAATATCAAAGTCCCGCTGTACTGGGTCGAGGTGGACCCGAGCATGGCGGGCCTGCCGCTGCTCGGGCTGCGCGCCCTCATCGTCGGCACCATGCTGGCGACGATCGGCGACGTAGCGCCCGACATTCCGATTGCCATCGGCTCGCAGGCGCAGGCCGACGCGCATTTCGGCCAGGGCTCCGAACTCAGCCGAATGTTCCGTGCCTATTTCGCCAACAATTTCGGTAACGAAGTCTGGGGCGTTGGTCTTGCCGAGCCGGTTGGTGCAACGGCTGCGAGCGGCACGATCACCATCGCGACGCCGCCGACCGATGCGGGAACCATCCATCTCTACATCGCCGGCGATCATGTTCCGGTCAATGTCGGCGCCACCGATACGGCCGGCGCTATCGCCACCGCAATGGCCGCCGCCATCAACGCCATGTTTGATCTGCCGGTCGCGGCCGCCGCGGCCACCGATATCGTGACGCTGACGGCGCTTTGGAAAGGCGTCAGCGGCAACGAGATTTCGGTGATGATCAACTACTACGGCACGATCGGCGGTGAGATGCTGCCGCCCGGCCTGACCGTGACGTTGCCGGCAACCGGCATGCTGACCGGCGGCGCCGGCGTGCCAGATCCGACCACGACGATCGCCAATATGGGCGATCAGCCATTCGAATATGTCGCCGAGCCGTACACGGACTCGAGCACCGTAATGGATTGGGAGGAGGAGTTCGGCTTCTCCGATCAGGGTCGCTGGGGCTGGCAGCGGCAGCTGTTCGGACACATCTTCTCGGCCATGCGCGGCACGTTGTCGGAGTTGCAGACCTGGGGCAACACGCAGAATTCGGGCGTCCTCTCCGTGATGGGCTTCGAGGTCGCGAGCCCGTCGCCCGCGTTCGAATGGACGGCGGCCTACACCGCCAAGGCGCAGCGCGCGTTGACCAACGATCCGGCGCGCCCGCTGCAGACCCTGTCGCTCAACGAAATCAAATGCGCGCCGCTGCATCAGCGCTTTGATTTCCTCGACCTGCAGACGCTCGCCAACAACGGCATTGCGATCCAGAAGGCCGGCGCCGACAACCAGCCGATGATCGCCCGGGAACAGACGACCTACCAGCTCAATCTCTACGGCACGCCGGACGACGCCTATGAAGTAGTGACGACCTTGGCGACGCTCGCCAAGCTGTTGCGCAACCAGCGGGCCGTGGTGACCAACAAGTTCGGGCGCTGCAAGCTGGCCGACGACGGCACCCGCTTCGGACCCGGGCAGGCGATCGTCACGCCCGGCGTCGTCAAGGCCGAGCTCATCGCGCAGTACTCGCTCGACGAGTTCAACGGCCTGGTCGAGAACGCCGTGGCATTCGCGGCCAACCTTCTGGTGGAAAGAAATTCCACCGACCCCAATCGGCTGGATGTCTTGTATCCGCCCGATCTCATCAACCAGCTGCGCATCTTCGCCGTGCTGGCGCAGTTCCGGCTGCAATACAATCTCGGCATCGACACGCTGATCGCCGCGCCGAGCCCCACCGGCGTCACCGGCATCCTGCCGACCGTCGGCTGATCCCTCCCCCCCCCACAGTAATCAGGAGCAATCAACATGGCCCAACGATTCGCGGGTATCGCCTCCCTATTGGTCGATGGCAATCAGATGTCGCTGCGCGGCAATTTCACCGTGAGCCCGAGCGTGGTCGCGCGCACCTATATCGCGGGCCAGGACGGAATCCACGGTTACCAGGAGTTGCCGCGGGTGCCCTATATCGAGGGCGATATCTCGACGGTGCCCAACCTCAATCTCCTGGACCTTGAGGCCCAGGTGAATGTCACCGTCGTCGCCCAGCTCGCCAACGGCAAGCAATACGCGCTCGGGCAGGCCAGCTGCAAAGCCGACCTGGAAGCCAACACCCGCGATGGCCAGGTGCGCGTCCGCTGGGAAGGCGTGACCTGTTCCGAAACCAGCCTCACATAAAGGGCGCTCGCATGAACAGACCGATCCGCGAAGGCTTCCAACCCGATCCGGTGCCGGAACAACCAGCCGCGCCGCCCGAGCCCGCCGCGCCGCCCGAGCCGGTGGAAAAGTGGCCCATCGTCATCACGCTCAAGCACAAGGCGTTGCGCGACCCGAGCGTGCTGGACGAAATCCGCGAGCTGCGGCTGCGGCAGCCGACCGGCGGCGACATCAACTATTGCGGCAGCCCGATCCACATGGGCGAGAACGGCAATTTCGTCATTAACGATCAACGCATGCACCTGATGATCGCACGCCTCGCCGGCATTCTCACCCACGTCCTCGATCAGATCGACCCGCGCGACTGGCAGACGGCCGCCTATAAGCTATTCCGTTTTTTTCTGCCAAGTGCGCGAATCTGGGAGCCGTAGCAGGCGACGAGGACAATCTGGTTCTCGACTGCTACTGGCTGGCGCGCTGGTACCACCAATCCCCTGAAATCTTCCTCAACATGCCGCTCGCGGACGTGCGCACGCATGTCATGCGGACGGTGCAGATAGCGCAGCTGATGCGGCAGCGCGGCGAGAGCAACGATGGCGAGTGAGGCCGACGAACTCCGATTGACCGTCACGCTTGTCGACAATGCGTCGGAGGGCGTGAAAAAGATCGAGCAGAGCCTCAGAAGCTTGTCTGGCGGCCAGAACGCCACTGCATTCCAGCAGATGCGCAAGCACACGGAGGATTTGCAGCGCCAGATCCACCCGCTCGGCGATGACTTCAAGAAAGCAGGCGAGTCGCTGCTGCCGTTCCTGCGAGGGATCGGCGGCGCCGCCACCGGAATGCTGGCGTTCGGCTACGCCGCCGAAAAGGGCCTCGATGCGCTCGCCAAGTATTCCAGCGAGCTGGTGCGATTGAATCAGCTTTCGATCCAGACAGGAACTGGCGCTGCTACGCTCAAGAGCATGCGCGAACAGATGGAGCAATGGGGACTTTCCGCCGGCCAGATAGCGCGCAACACGCAGGGTCTGGCGGACTCGATGTATCAAATGACGCTCGTCATGAGCCCGATGCGGCAGAAGCTGCTCGAGGGCTTGCGAGGCGAGCCGTTGCAGGCGATGCAGGACTTCCTGGCCGAATCGAAGCGACTGGCCGAATCCGGCGATATGACCGCTTATGCCAATCACGCCGAGGAAGGGTTGGCGAAGATCACAAAGTCGATGGAGGCCGCCGGGCTGTCCCAACAACGCATCGCGGAGCGTCGGAAGCAATTCGGGGAAATCTTGGGAATTCCCGATCTCAATCTACTGAATAGATTTCAAGCGGTGACGGCCGAAGAGGAAAAGGCGCAGAAGGCGCGCGACGAGGCCGCGCAAAAATATTTAGCCTTGACGACGCGGATTGGGCAGGAATGGAAAAAAATCACGGATGCCTGGTTCAATGAATCCATTACGTCGAGTCCATTGATGAATGCTCTGCGTTGGATCGATAGCATGATGGAGCGATATGTAGGACAGGTCGAAAAACTCGGCAAGATCAATGAAGAGCATCCAGCACCGGAAGGATTTTGGCAAAAAGTCAATCCATTTAACCAACAAAACATCGAACGCGAAAAAGCCGTGCAGGACATGATGAAGAAGGAGAAGACCGTGCCGCATATGCAGCACGGCGGCATTGTTTCACGTGCAACATTGGCCATGATCGGCGAAGCCGGGCCCGAGGCGGTCATTCCGCTCGGCGCTCTCGGCGGCGGCGGTGCTGACGAGCATTCGCGGGAGGTTAAGGAGAACACCGAGCAGCTCAAGCAGCTGAACGATGCCTTGCGCGGCATCATCTATCCCGGTGGCGGTGGTATGGCAGCTGCGGTTGCCGGTGCTGGCGGCGCTCCAGGCGGCATGATGGCTGCACTGATGGGCGGCGGTCCGGGCGGGATGCTTGGCGCTCTCATGGGCGGCGGCCCCGGCGGCGGGTTAGGTGACGTGCTTGGCGGCATCATGGGCGGCGGCGCTGGTGGCGGCCTGGGCGGCATGCTCAGCGCTCTAGGTGGCGGCGGTGGTGGTGGCGGTCTGGGCGGCATGCTCGGCGGCCTGGGCGCCGGCGGCGGCGCTGGTGGTCTGGGCGGAATACTTGGTGGGTTGATGGGCGGCGGCGGCCTGGGCGGCATAATGCGCGGACTCGGCGGCTTGCCCGGATTCGGCGGCCGAGGCGGTGGTGGCGGCGGCCTGGGCGGAATGCTCGGCGGCCCCGGCGGCATCCTGCGCAGCATCACGGGCGGCGGCATGGGCGGGCTCGGTGGCATGCCGGGCGGTGGAGGCGGCGGAGGCAGGCGACGCGGCGGAGGCGACGGAGGCGGTGATGGTGGCGGCGGTGGTGGTGGCGAGCCTCTCGGATCGCTTGCAGAGCAGCGCGCAAAATTCGCCGAAGAACTTAAGAACCCGGAAACGCGCCGGTTGCTCGCGGCATCAGCGGCGGCCGAGGTCGGCGGCCAGGGCGCAGAGGCCACGCAGTCCTACATTGAATCCGTTATTAATCGCGCGTCATCGCGCGGCAAAAGCCTCACAGATACACTCCGCGATAAGCATTACTATCCAACAACGACGACGAGCAAACTTGATCGGCCGATATCAGGCGCCGAGCAAACACGTATCGACGACATCACGAAGCAAGTAATCGCTGGTTCAAATGTCAGCGGCTTCGCCACCGGCAACGAAAGCGGCGGCGTGCATAGCGGAGGCGCGCCCGTCACCAGAGATTTCGGCCGCGGCCGCGAACGCTTCGTTCAGGAAAACGCAGATAAGAAGTGGGTCCAACGTCAAATAGCGGCCGCTGGCGCTGGCGGCGGCGGCGGCCAGAAGTACGCTAGCTTGGGCGGCGGTGGCGGGGACGGCGGGGGAGGTCTAACGCATGGCGTTCCATCGCAGTTTGCGGGCGATCTGACGGCGATGACGCTGGCCGGTGCCCAGCCGCACAATATCCGCGCCTACATGCAGGCGCACCACATCGACCTAAGCGAAGCGACCTGCGGACAATTCATGGCGGCCGTTGTCAAGGAGCACGGCGGCGTCCCACCTCAAAACCCAGCGGTGGCGTCGAACTGGAACGCTTTCGGCGGCCGGGAAGGTGCTGGATATTCAAGCGACCCGAACGCCATCAACATCGCGGTCAAGCAAGGCGCTGGCGTCGGGTCGACCGGATCGCACGTCACCGGAGCCGTGCCGATCTTCGGCAAAGACGGCCAGATAACCGGATTTCGCGGCGTCGGGGTCAATCAAGATCCGAGAAGTGCTTACCTCGGGACGGGTCAATACGGGCGCGATGTCATCTCCAACAAACCTATCACCATAGGCGACAGGCCGGGGCAGTATCACATTCGCCATGAGATCGTCCAGCCGCAGACGCAAGTCGCCAGCCAGCGAGACGACCTGAGCGGCTACCGGGATGTCACGGGCGGCAGCGACACGCGTTCGGACTGGCACGCGATTGGAGCGCGCGGCGACCTAAGCGGCTACCGGGATGTCACGGGTCGCAGCGACACAGGTTCGGACTGGCACGCGATTGGAGCGCGCGGCGACCTAAGCGGCATGCGACGCGCCGACGTCGACCGACAGATGACCGAGCACCGCGTCGTGGGCACCGGCCAGATCGACGTCAACGTCAATGCTCCCAGAAATACGTTTACCCGCGCATCGGGCGGCGGCCTGTTCAAGAAGGTCGCAGTCAATCGACGAGCGCAAATGGAAATGGCGTCAACATCATCCGGAGAGGAATGATGGGCCTCTTCAAGATCACCAATATGCCGAATGCGCCGTGGCGCGACGCGCTGCTGCCGGCGTCGTTTCGCGGGGCGTTCTTTCACGTCGAGGCTGGCAGCAAGGAAAGCGGTCGCCGCATCGTCGTCCATGAGTTCCCGAAAAAGGACGTTCCATATTCGGAGGACATGGGCCGGCGGGCGCAGCAATTCACGGTGCGCGGCTATTGCATCACCTTCCCGGTTGAGACAGGCGTGCCGAATTACAGCAACGATTACCGCATCGCGCGCGACAATCTGATCCTGGCGCTGGAGAGCTCCGGCGGCCCCGGCGTGCTGCAGCTGCCGACCATCGCTCCAATTTCGGTGGTCAATCCGCAGTATCGCTGGACCGAGGAGGAACGGCTCGGTGGCTATTGCACATTCGACATGACCTTCGTCGAGTACGGCGTTCC